GGGTAAAGTAGGTGGCATAGCTGTACATCAATATATTCCACCAGAAGCAGACAATGTTCAGTATGCACAATTATTAAATGGTAGTATAGGTAAGTTAAAAAACAATGGCAATGTTGCAATTATTCCTGCTAAGATGCCAATGGTTCCCCAGTTAAAATTAAATAAAACAGTAATTGCTAAAACGCAACGTGAGATAGATAAAAACAAAGCTGCCGCAGATTCATTTATTTTGCGTGTACCACCGGGGGTCAAATCAGTATTTCCACTAATGTGTACAGTATTCATCAATAAAAAGATTGTAGCAGGTAACCTAGATAATCTAGTAGAAGAATTTATAGAGTTTGCCAAGTCTAGAAAAATGACAGAACCAGTGTACAAAAAACTATTTGGATATGATGTGCAGAACCCACAGACTGGTCAACCGGAACATGTGCCGGGACATTTTGATACTAATATTGCTGGTATAACTGCGGTATTCTCAATATGGATAGCGTTATAT